TAATGTTTTCGCCATTAAAAGTACCATTTTTCACAAAACAATCAACAATTGTTTTCAGCGAATCACTTGTAGCTTGAATCAAAAAATCAAAACTCTCGGACAAGTCTCCAGCCGTTTCATTGAAATCATTAACTTTGCTAGTGATAGTATCGTAGGGAACTCGAGAAATATTTCTGTCATATAAGAACTCAATTAAAACAACAACTTTTTGCATTACTAAGTCTTTATTCATGACAAATTCTACATCATTAGATTTAAGCAGAAAAGAATAGTATTTATTTAAAAAAGTTGAGAAGTTATCATCGTCCAAACTTCTTTGAATATTATTAAGCTTAGAAGTCACTATAGATCACCTAACTCATACTCAGCACTGGTTCTGTAACCTAAAGTAGGCTTATTATTTTTCCAAAACTCTACTTCATGGCTTCTTCTAACTAAATCAAAAACATTTTCTCCTAAATAATCCATTATAGTTTGATTTAATTTTTCTAAAGAGGAGTCTTTTTCAAATAATCCAATAATCGGTGAAGAACCAAAATTCTTAAATCTATTATATTGTCCGCGTACTACAGGACCGTATGCCCAAACTTGAAAAGGTTCATCATATATTTCTTTTAATTTCTCTGGAGTTAAAATTTCATTTTCTTTTGCTTTTTTCAAAACAAAATACATTACTTTTTGCAGTTGTAGGTTTGTTATGCTCATATTCTTTTCTTGCGCAACTGCGATTACATGATTGGCAAATTTTTCCATAGACATAACAAACACCTCCTTAATATTGGGTTTATACAAAAATAACACAAGTACCACATCTGTCACCTGTGTAAACCATGTAAATCATGAAGATTTACATATATTATTATACTTATCTTACATTATTATTCTATATCTTTCAATATCAAAATGCTGTTTTTATATATTTTTTTATCTCCTTAACGCAAAAAAACGCTCCCAGCAAAAGCTGAGAGCGTAAAAGTGTTTGCTATTTAATTATATCAAATTTACTTGTAATAATTGACTAAATCGTCCTTGTCACGGCAAGAAAGCCATACTGTACCGAACTGACCGAATTCAAACTTACGCCAGTACCAGCCACCATAGTAACCACCCTGACCAGTGTCCGTGATATGAGCTTCATCGATTTCAAAGCTAAAGTACATGCCTGGTTTGAAATATTTATCGGCTCCGTCACGTACGTTATTCCCATTTTCGTCAACCCAGTTAACTAGGCCAACGGGGATTCCGTTATCCGTCCAATCAAAACCAACAGGTGCTAGGTAGTCACATTTAATTTGGTAGATACCGTTAACGAACGCCACATCATTGGCAAGATAGTATGCTTTTGAGTCTGGTTTGCGTGTAGGTGTTTGAGCTACAGTTGTATTAGGTTGTTGGTTTCCGCCTGCGCCATTGTAACGCCAAACCTCAATATAAGCTGGACGTTCAACAGCATAGTATTGATCCCAATTATGAGAACTTACCGCTTGCCCGGCAGCACCGCCAGTCCAGTAGTCAACTGAGATGAACGTGTTAGCGTCTTCCATAACCCCGACGTGGCCACCAGCTCCGCCAGATTGTGACATATCTGCACCCCATGACATCAAAACAATATCACCACGTTGGGCAGTCCAATCTGTATTTTTTGATACACGGATAAATCCGTTATTTGCTAATTGTGAGCCAAGAGTGACGGTTGATGGTAACCCGTTGATAGGAATACCTGCTTCCTTAAGCGCTTGTGACACTGAGCCGGAACAATCCGCTGTACCGTCTGAACCGTTGCGGCTTCCATACATGCTATAAGTAAGCTTACCACGACGGCTTTCAAACCAGTTAATTAAAACGTCTGTATTCATTTATTTTCTCCTTTCCAGTTATCATTCATTTCTTTCACTGCTGCTTCAATAAACATTTCAATCTGACTGTCAGACAAATAGATATTGTACTGTTCTAGTCCTTTCTTAACTTTCGTTTTAGCAGCATTTAATTTCTGTTCGCCTTTAGCGTCCTCATTTGCAATCTGTTCAACTGCGTTAACAGCATTTTTTGTCACGATTTCAACGATACGCAAAGCCTTTTCACCGCCTTCTTTAAAAAGGTAATCTTTTACGGTTTTAACGATAAATCCAACTAAACCTGTCAAAATAAGCATAGCTGCTTGTATAATCACATCATTCATGTTCTTCTCCTCTTCTGCATTTTGTTGCGCATGGTTTAAAACATCTGCGTCTTTCTGGCCATATCTTCTAGACCATCAACTTTATCTTGCAAAACTGATATATCTTTGCGTGTCTCAAACGACAAGTTATTGACCGCTTCGGTTAGTCTCGCCATTTGTTGTTGATTTTCTGTAGCAATCCGATTGTTGGAAGCTAACAGCTCCTTATTGGTTTCTTGAAAGCCGGTTACTAGTTTCTTGATAATCCAAATCATAGCTGAAACTAACAATAAGATGACAAGGATAATTGCTGTCGCTAAAATCCCGCCAACTTTATCAATTGTCCAAGTTGCCTTCATGGCTTCATGGATAACATCTTGTCCCACCATAAGCTCCTCTGCTTCCTAAGCTTCACTAGCATTTGTTTCTGTTGGCCCGCTCCAGATAGGGTCGCCAGTCTCGTCAAATTGCATAATATAACATTTTGCATCAAGTAAATCTGAAACAGGAATGTTAGTGATTGAACCGCCATATTGTGAAATACCATAGATTTTTTCAAACTCTTTAAGCTGACGTTTGCCATCAACCACAACTGGTTTTTGTTCTTTTGAAATATACATGTAGAAATCATATCCGTTTGAGCGATAACGAATATATTCGCCGTTTTCTCGCATGTATTTGACTGCTGTTGGCAAATCAAAAGGTTGTGTAATTTGAGTAGTATCAAGTAATTCTGTCATTTTGTTTTTCTCCTTTTTATAAAAAATAATTAATAACTAAACAATAATGTTCCGCGGTAGGTGACGTTCGCGTCCGCATTTAGCAAATGAAGACCGCCGTCAGCGTTCAACTGAAAGTTCTTGTCATTCGGTATGATTGACCACGCTTTAGCAGTAAGCATGAGCTCTTTCTTAACGAATTCTTGCGGAATGTCGCCGATTTTATGAGTGCCACCTTGACTATAGGTGACGTCATAGTTGACAACTACCAGACGTCCCTGGATCATGTATTCGCAGCCTCGCTGGCTAAGTGGAATCCAATCGGTATAATTTGACGCTTGAAAGTTCAAATAACCAGACGATATCATAGTTAAACGTCGTTTAAGCTCGCTGTCAATCTCAAAACGGATTGCGCCGTAGTCTGGGTCAGACAGTCCATAGTGTAGGACGTTCTCGAGATTATCGTTGTAATCAACAACTAGAAAACGAAGCTCACCAGATTGTAGAACTGCCAAGGGCATATCTGTTGGCGTTGTTTCGCCGCCGTTCTTCCGCTGAATCGCACCAGACGAAGCCAATCCATGATTGTCCATATATAGACCTTGCTTATGCGCTGGACGGTTGAATGTGCCCCAACTGTCAATTGAGCTACTTGCAGCCTTGTTTTCTTGTAGCAAGAGCGAACCACCTTCAATTTTACCGAGATTTGAGTTGACGGCAGACAGATTGCTGACATTTAATTTCTCTGCTGTAATCGCACCATTGACAATCATGTCACCACTAACTTTCATTTTCTTAGCGATAATTTGAACGTCTGATTCATTTTGGGCAATCATCGTCGCGAAAGTATTTCCGTTGACGGTTTTACCGACTTTTGTCACGAATCCGTTATTATCAAGATTTAAGGTAGCTGTTTTAACCGTCGTGCTGTCTAGCGTATTAATACCTGCTTGAGCTGCATCCGCTTTTGAAACAGCTGTGTTAGCCGTTGATTGCGCTGTGTTAGCTTTGGTCTCTACGTTTGATACGCTCGCAGTGATTGCGTCGGTTGTTTGTTTGATTTCGGACTGCGCACTGGCTAGCTTGCTGTCGTAGTCTTCTGGCGCAGGTGACCAGTCTGTTGGTATGTTGCCACGCTCTAACTTATAGCCACCAAAGAAAAGATAAGCGTCGCTGTTATACCGCTCTAAACGTGGCATTATCCAGCCATCTTTAGTGATTTTGATTTTAATAGCAATTCTTTGGTATTCGTCTGTTAAGTCAAAAGTTACAGCGTCTTGACTATTGGCAGAGTTAAAGCTTACAACACCGCTTGCTTGAGGTTGTTTTGAACCGTGGACTAAATAAAATGTAATTCTGTCTGTTTTAGCGCTACTTTTAACGTATGCACTAAACACGTACTCTTCACCAGTTTTTACCTCAAAATATTGTGAGACTCCGCCCCATAAAGTTTGCTTTTTGAAAATTTTGACGCCCTGATAATCTTCAGCATATATACCACTGTATTTATTAACCCAGTCTGTACCGCTAAAATCTCGGCTACCTTTAAATAAGTTAGCTCCGCCAACGTTTTTTGGAATCTTCCCTTCAACGCTCGTAATCTTACTGCTCAACTCATTAGCTTTAGCTATGATATTGTTTTCTGAAGTTGTCACACGACCGCTTAACGTATTGAAATCAGTCTGCGAGACTTTGGCACTTAAACCAGTTGATAATGAATTAATCGAGTTAGTGTGTGATGTAATCGTACTGCCTTGTGTGTCGACTTTCGTGCTAAGCTGTGTCAACCCTTCTGCGGTTTGGGTCAGCGTTGTGTTTAACGTGCTGATTTGGCTAATTGCGTCTTCAACTGCTGGCGTATAGCTTAAAGGAATCTTTCCTTCATTTAACATCATGTCATAGATATAAATTTCATCCCCAGCCGTTAGATACCAAAAATACGGTTTAAAATAGCTATTTGATGTAGCCTTAAATGTGCACCAAACTTTTGTCCACGTATTCGCTTTTATGACATTCGTACTGTACACAGGCTGTGTATGTTGATGTAAGATATCATTTCCGACGTTATCACCATTAGTGTTAACAGCTTGAATATGACCCAAACTATTTATATTGTAATATTTATCTTTATTAGTCAAAACCCAGAAACTAAATGTATAATTACGGTCTTTGATAAGGTTATAATAATCATTGTTGCTGGTGAAAAAAGCGCCTGCATTACTAGAGCCAGAAACTACCAATTTATATACTTGATGTCCGTCCTTCTCAACAACACTAACAGTTGTATCTGTTTTGCCGAAAAGTTTTAGATTTTCAGCATTTACCGCAGTTTTTCGCAATAAGTTAGATGACCCTATTTCAGTTGGTATCTTCCCCTCAACCGAAGACACCGCGCTTGTAATCTGTCCGGGAACAGCTTCAATCTTCGTTTGCAGACTACTGATATTACCGTTCGCTGTTTGAAGATTGCTTTGCAAGTTTGCGACTGCCTTATCATTGCTAGCTTGATAATTAGCAAGATTAGTCTTAGTCGTGTTCGCAGTCGTGGTAGTGGCTGTTAAATCGTTACGAATGCCAGTCACATCACTTGTATATGTTGACTTAGCCACATAATCCTTAGCAATCGCTGTACGTTCAGCAGTCAATTGTCGTGCTGTTTCAGTCTTGGCTAATTCAAAATACTGGTTAGCTCGTGTGGTTTCCCCATCTTTGTATGTTTCAAGCGATTCAATACGTGTGCTGAAACCTTTCGCTGTTTGGTCTGCGACAGTCTTGTTCTGCTGCACTGTTCCGTCTAGATTTTGGACAGTCGTTTGCAAACTGGCGTAGTTTTGGTCTGCGGTCTGTTTGTATTCAGCTACTTTAGATTCGATGTCGGCTTCGTTTGGACTGTAGTCAGTTGCTATGTTTCCACGTTCGAGCTTATTACAAGCATAATACACATACTTTCCGTCTTCACAGTTTGTCGTTTGTTCAAAACCGACCCAGTTAAGTTTGTTTTGACTTGATACCATTTGTTCAGTTACTTTAAACGTAACTGACAATTTCTGCCATTCGTTAGTTAAAGTAATATCACCACTCAAGCTTCCACCATTGCTTGTTCCAGAAAATCTAGTAAACAAATGAACTTTTATTGAACTCTGGTCTGTTTTAGCATAGATTGAATATGTGAATTCATCACCAACTTTTACATTTTTTCTATCAATTAATTGCTTACCCCAGTTTGAACGCAAGCTAGACCAAGCAGTGTGTGTCTTGTACACGATTGATCCATTTAGCATTTCATCTGTCTTTGTAACACCACTGAAGTAATAGTAATCATTTGGAGCTTTCCATGGGTCTGCTGAATAAAGCAAAAGATTGGTGCCGCCAATTTTTAAATTATCAAACTTCGCACTCAGCCCATTCAACCCAATTTCAAGCGTTGCCGTTTTTTGACTAGCGCTGTTAGCTGTTGTCTGAACTTGTGATAATGTCGTTTTAGTGCTCGTTAAATCATCTTCGACCGTCTTAGTTCGTGCAGTGACGCTTGTAATGTCTTTGCCATTTTGGGCTATTGTTTTGCTTAATTCGCTCACTGTCGCCTTCGTCCCATTTGCGGTTTCTTCAACAGTTGAAACACGACTGGTTAAATCTGCTTGTGCGCTAGCTTGTGCTTGTAACTGATTAGCTTGGCTAGTCAAGTCTTGCTTAGCTTTAGTTAAATCACTTTGCAAGTTAGTAGCTTTCGTATCAACTTCGCTAACTGCGTTTTGCAAGTCTGTTTTTGCTTTAGACAAATCGTTAGCAACTGCGGCGAGTTGCTCCTTAGCTTCATTGACTGCTGCAAGCGAATCATCTCGCACTTTCTCGATATTGGCTGATAAAGCAGTCAATTCTTGCTTAGCTTTGTCAAGTGCTTCTGTGATGCCTGTCGTGTCAGCATCCAGACCGTCATCCCCTCGAGCGCCAATAACAGCAGGCTCTGTGACTAAACTTGTGTCATTCGTGTATGTAATGACATCATACGACCACATATAGTTTTTGTCTGCTGTAACAGTCGTTGGTTTAGTAGACCAGTTTTGACCGCCTGTTGTGACACCCTCTGACTGGTCGTTAGTCGTGTAATAACGTTTGATTGATTTAATACCAACGCCATCATCAGAATTGGTGAATGTGATGTATTCACGAGCTACCTCGTTCCCGTCTACTCTTGCAACTGCCACAACGTTTAGCGTGCCAGTGACTTGGCTGGCGTTGATTGTAACACTTGATGTTTCGCTGACAACGCTGTTATTGATAAGCCATTTCCAATCTGCATTAACAATCTTGCTATACTTTTCAAGCTTAGCTGTGATTGTGCTTGAGCCTTGACCGTTTTTAAAATTGTAGCCATTATCAGTGCTTAAACGAACAATGTAAGGCGCTGCGTCCTCTGCGAGTGCTTCGACCTGTTTTAGTAAGATGTCAGCAATCTGACTGTATTTACGTTCAAAATTAATAAACGTTGACTTCGTCACTTTACCTGTCAAGATGTCATCTTCAAGTTCAGACACTCGAGCTTGCACGTAAAGCGCTGGTTCAAAGTGAATGCCATCAATCAATGTTTGCGTGTCGCCAACTCCTGCATCTATAGCTCCTTCAACTTCGTAGGTGATTTCTGGTAAAGACTTCTTTTGGATTTCGCTATACATATAACCCCAAAGCGCTTCTTTGGTCTCATACTGTGTTTCACCCAGATCTTCAACAATCCAGTTATCATTCGAGCCTTTGCCGACAGATGGAAAGCGGTCACGAGATTGTGGCGCATAGACTGTCATACCGCTTGAGTAATAGAGTAGCTCTTTATTGTTGTCGTAAATTTTTTTATTAAGACCGTCAATAGTTAGGCCGTCTTTACCAGTTGCTCGAACAGCTGTTCTTAACTCTTTAATATTATCGCTGTAGTTGATGACTTTAAGCTCTTTGCCAACTCTTACAGGCTGGCTGACCTTATTTGTGCCAAGATTACCTTTTTTATAGATATTCAACACTTGACGTTTAAGTGAATAATCGTCATTGAGTTCAACGTTGAAATCAAGTTCTGCACCAAAGCTGTTCGCAACAGAAAAAAGACGTGCAAGAATCGTGTCTGTGCCCGTCCATTCCAATTTGATTCGCTTGTCAGATACTTCGTTAACGCCGATTGTTAAAGCGTGTTCTGGGTCGTAATAAGCCACATATTCAGCAATCGACATAGCATTAGCTGGCTTATGCTCCCCTCGAGTTTCATTGTTCAATTCAAGGCCAAGCGAATAAGCGGTCAATTCGACTTCAAAACCTTTCTTTTCAAAGCTCATGACATTAAGCCAGTAGTCACGATTCTTATAGCGAAAAGCAAGCTTACATCCAGAACGAATACTGTCAATATCTTTTGAATTGTACTTAATCGTTAAAATACTTGCTGAACCTGCTAAGAAGCGGAGCAAATTAGCGCTCTTATATTTGATTCCTGCTTTATTATCAAAAAAAGCCACATTATGGCTGTCTGTTGAATCACGAATTGCAATACGTACATTATTCTTGCTCAAATGTAAACCTCCTGTATTGTTGCTTTGGCACTTGCCACTTCGGCAAAACTAGAAACTAATAACCGCACTTTCGTCTTCCCAGGCGGAACTTTGAAATAAGTCGTACCAAGAATTTCGTCATCTAAACGAATTTGATTATTGACTTTGATTTGTCCGTTCTCGCCGTCAATGTCAATTGTTGACCCGCTTGGATAGCGATTAGGCACGTCTTTCCAATAATCAACATGCAATTCTTGAAAAGTAAAATCATTTAAATAGTGGTGTGTGACCTTTCTGTCTGTCGTATTCCGTCCTGCGTACTGTCCGACAAAGAATTGAATTTTCTTCGCTTTGACATTTGCTAAACGAGAATCATAGAACGGATAATATCCACCGTACCAAAAGAACTGGACGCGGTCTTTCTCTTTGACTAAATCAAACATATTCGAGTTCGTAGCACGTCCCTCTGAACCGTATGGGTTTGGTGGCAACCAATACGATGGCGTGAATGGAATTGTCTCAACCGTACGGCTACCACCTGAACCGTCACCCATTAAGAAGCGAATATTAGCAGTATTACCAACTGTGTCATCTTTCTCAATTGCCATGCCAGCTATGAGATGATTGTTCTCGTCAAGGACTGTTAAACACCAAGCGCCAGTCTGCCCCATCAGTCCAGTTTCAAACCAAGCTCTAGCCCAAATATACCATTGAGAAATTGGATTGGTTAGTGTGTATTCCTTAACCGCTCCATACTGCAGGGCGCCAGATGTTCCGCTCGTTTTAAAAGAGCTTGGCAATAAACCAAGACGACCGCCGAACGAAGTATCAGCGGTCATTTGAGTTGTTACGATTTTTCTTTGATTTTCGTAACAAACAGTGCCGTCAGCCCAATTGGCAAAATCGCCTTTTTGGTTGCTGGTTATCACGACGTTTTTGCGATCGGTATAACCATCGGCTTCATCAACTTTCCCAAACTGCATAGCACCATACTCGCTAACAATGCCAACGAACCCAGATTCTTTCTTGAGCTTAATTTCGTAATTGACATATGCGTCTTCGCTTCCGTCGTTGACGATTTCAGTTTCCCAAATGCCGTCAGAGTTCTTAGCAAATTCAAACTCTCGTGCTGTTTTTGAATGTGCTAAGCCGTCTGCGATAATAAAGTTAATTGTGCCTTTGCCGTCTCGACGAGTTAACCTTTCGTAATCAATATTACCGCTAGGAATAGCCTGAAACGTTATGTTTGGTAGACTACTGAAACGCAACTCTTTAGGCTCGTCAACGTTAAGAATAGCCATCAATTTGTTGTATTCTCGCGTTGTTCCGGCTATATTGTAAAACGGAACCGGAATTTTTTTTACGTTAAAACGCGTGTAATTAAAATCTGAACCGCTTAAAATATCACTTTCGCTAAACTGCGGATCGAAATCAGCACCTTGCCACAAGTGAAAATCGGACGTGACTGTAATGTATTGTGTTAACTCTTGTCCGTTAAAATATACTCTTTCGATTCTTACCACCCCTTCCCATAGATTGCATTTTTAATGGATTCCTGACGCTCTTGTTCAATAGTTACTGACTTAGCAACAGAACGTCCAACGCGTTCAGTATCCATGTAGTTTTCAATAATCACTTGTCTATCTGCTAAACGCTCAATGCTATGTGTATTTTCAATAATCAAATCAATAATTTTACCAATCATACGACGTGTGTCACTATCACCGTTTTGGATGACAGCTACATCGCTGTTGTCTTGCAAATTACCGATTCTTTGTGCGACATCTGCAACACGAGTATTTTCAAATCCAATTCCGTTCGCATATCGAGGAAACAGTTGTTTTGTTTTGTTGGCAGGTAGGACTTTTGAACCTCGAGGCAACGGCAACATAACGTTACGGTCTTTCGGAATGAAACTAGTTCCGTCAGGCAAGGTAACCAATTCACGATAAGTACCACCCTTTTGGTCATTGACGAGTGCTAAGCCACCGGGGTGGAAGTTCGTACCTTTTTCGTTTTTTGTGTGATGTGTGACGACATTGACGACTTTGTCTTTTAGTGAACCTAACCAACTTGCAATGTTGGAAATTACGCCTGAGGCATTGTCGACCGCTGTGACTTTGACAGATTTATCTCGAACGCTATTAAGATTGTTTTTGGCATTTGATGTTGGTCCGCCTGTTAAGTCGGATGCTAAGATACCAGGTACTGATTTCTGGTTGACGTTATTGATTTTGCCTTGGGCAGAACCCGTAGCCCCACCTGTTAAATCGGATGCTAAGATTCCAGGAATAGATTTCTGATTAACGTTGTTAATTTTACTTTGGGCGCTTGATGTGCTGCCGCCTGTGTTATCAGTGGCTGTCAAATCAGTGTTCTTGCTGTCAGGAACACTATAAATCATGCTGATAGCTGCGCTGACGTCTCCAGCAGTTTTATTATGCGCTATCAAATCTTTCTGGTCTGGTGTAGCACTATTCCATTTGTTGAGCATCTCTTTAGCTCTCTCTGCGTTTGACGTGAAGTTTTTGTCTTCACAAAGAAGCTCTTTGACGTTTGTCGGCATGCCATTCCAAATGTCGAGCTGGTCTTTAGATTGATAAATGGCTAATAAACCTTTATCGTTTTGGAACAACAGTTCTTTCTGCTCAGGTGTCGTCTTGTCCCATTCGCCCAATTTTTGCAAAGCGTCTGCAACTTCGACACGAGCATTGGAATTTACGTTGGCATTCTTGAGAATGAACTCCATATTATTCCAACCGTTTTCGGCAGTCAAGGCTTTTGTGACTTCCTGAACAGCGTTTGTTTTTAGTTCACCCGTTAGCGGGTCGAGCGTTAAAGCATTCCATTGGTCGGTTGCATTTCGAGCATCAGTACTCATGTCAGATGTATATGTACCAATCATAGCTGTATGTTGTCCAATTTTGTTTGCAGAGTCGAGTGCGTGTTGAGAAAGCTCTTCGAAGCTCATATCGTAGTCTGCTAGAACACGTCGAATTTTCTCAGCGTACACACCAAATTGGCCACTTTGCGCATCTTGTTCTTTCGCTATTTTAACTAGCGCTTGGCCAAACTCAGATATCGTTGCTTTGTGCTGTTCTTTGAGCGCAGCCATTCGAGTGTTATATTCTTGCTGGTCGATGATACCTCGCTCAAGCGACTCTTTCAAACCACTGCGCTGGTCTTTGTACGCTTTCTGCTCTTCTTTCATTGCTGTTTGCAAAGCTTTTGAGCTGTCTTTGAGCTGCGCCATCGTCATCTTGCCGATTTCGCCATTGAACGTCTGAAGGACAGCTTTCTCTTTGCTCTTGCTAAGATTCAACTCTTTCACACGAGCTTCGCAGAGCTGTTTCATATTGTTTTCAACAATTGTCTTTTCAGTAGTTGTTAGCTTGCTGACATCGCCATTATGACGCTCGTAAATCGCTGTAATCTGGTCTGTCATCGCTTGCGCATTCGAAACAATTTGGTCTTGCTTAGCTTTCGCTGCCGCGACTTGCTCTGGAGTGAAGCCGAATTTTTGAGCAAGCTCGTCTATTCGAGCCTTAGAATCTTCTGCACCTTGCGTGATTTGTTTCATCATATCTGCCACTGCCGTCTTGACATTATCAGCAGACTGCACTGCGCCGGTTTCAAAGTTAGTCATAGCTATCTTAGTGTTCGTTACTGCAGTTCCGAACTGGTCAAGTGCACCTTTTGTTTCCCCAGAAAGCGTTGTTCCGTATTTTTGAGCCTGTTCAGTAGCGTGCTGTTTAGCATTAGCTAATACAACTAGGCCACCAGCAAGTGCTGCTGCACCTCCTACGACAAGTCCCAGTGGATTGGATAGCAATCCTACTGCACCACCGAAGTTAGATGCAGCACCTGTAGCACCAACTGCTGCACTTTCAACACCACCAAAGCCAGAAGCCATTGGTGCGAGCTTGCCGACAAGTTTTCCAATACCACTATTAACTGAACCGAAGACTTTAAACATGCTGCCGAGACCAGTTGTTAGTTTTCCTAAAATCGAAAGCGCTGGACCTGCAGCTGCTGAAATAGCTAGCCACTTCATGATGTGTTGCTGTTGAGCTGGGCTGAGTTCGTTGAATTTCTTGGCCATGTCAGACAACGTCTGAATTAGTGGTTTAGATGCCTCGAGACCATTTTTTAATGCATCGACGAACGGACCACCGAAGTCGATAGCCATATCGACCACCTGATTTTTCAACATTTTAAGTTTTGATTCAGTTGTTTCATAACGTGTGCTTGCTTCATTAGTTAACGCCGTGTTTTCATTCCACGCTCTGTTTGACAAGTCAACTGCACCTGTCATCGTGTCGGCTGCTAGTGCTAATGATTTAAGCATGTTAGACTGACGAACACCAGAAAGCCCCATGTCGTCAAGCACCATAGTGGCACTCTCGCCTTTTTCGTCAAGTTTCCCAAGGCCTCGAATGAAATCTTGAATAGCTTCGACTGGTTTATTTTTCCATTTGCTAGCGAATTCTTCTGACGATTCACCAGCGACTGTGGCAAATTTTTGTAGGTCTTCCCCACCCGCAGCTACTGCAGATTCAATAGCTGATAGTGTTTGGGTCATTGCAGTTCCCCCAGCTTCTGCTTCAATACCGACAGAAGACATCGCTGTCGCAAGACCTAGAATTTCTTGGTTAGTCAAACCTGCCAATGTCCCAGAAGCCGCCAAACGGTTAGACATGCTGACAATGTCTGATTCAGTGGTAGCGAAATTGTTACCCAAAGCTACTACCGAACTACCAAAGCGTTGATATTCATCTGATGTTAAACCAGTGATATTTGCGATTTTGGCAATTGCTGACGCTGCATCTTCGGCTGACAAGTTAGTTGACTCGCCCATGTCGATCATGGTTTTCGTGAAACTAACAACGTCTTGTGACTTGATACCTAACTGCCCTGCCGCTTCAGCAACTCCTGCAATTTCTTCGTGACTAGCTGGCAATTGCGCTGTTAAACCACGCAAGCCGCTTTCCAAATCCGCATAAGAGTAAACCACATTACCGTTACTATCAACCACTTCATCGTTGGTCTTTTTAACGCCAGCAAACGCACTTTCCCAAGACATCGCAGATTTAACAACGGCTCCAACCCCTGCGACAATTGGCGCTGTAACACCAACTGTCATCGTATTCCCTAAGCCAGTCATTTTACCACCGACCGATTGCAAGGTATTGCCGAAGTTTGTCATTGCCGAGCCCATTCGAGTAAACACACTCATTTCAGTAGCTAAGCCCTGTAAACGTCCTTGAAGTTCACTGACTTTTGCCGCAGTGTCCATCATGGCCGTATGTGCGCCAATCAGAGCATCTTTTTGAGCTGCTGTCGCTGTCGAGAAATCACCTATTTCAGCCTTCAAAGCATTATATTTTTGGGATTGCTGTACTAATAGCGATTGGTAGCCTTTTAAAGCTTGTCCAGTTTCGCTATAAACTGCACGCAAACCTTTAATTTTGCTGCCTTGACCAGCTATGCTTTTTTCAACAGCTTTCAGAGAGCTGTCAATACCTCTCATATAGGTTTTTAATTGTTTTGTGTTGGTTTGAAACGGCGCTATGTCAAGCGTCGCAGTGGCTACCAATTTACCTATGTTTGCCATTATTTCTCCTTTCTAACCGAATAAGAAAGGGAATGCCTTATCGAGCGTGGTTTCCTGTTCTTCCGCTTTCCTTTTGGGCGATTCTTGTTCCAACGCATCTACCATCAATTCAAAATCTGATAGCTGCATTTTTTTAATATCTAAAATCGTGTACCCACGCTCAATTAAAAGTTGAATCATACTAAGCAAGTTAGCTCTTGCTTCTTCAGGAGTTATCCCTACTTTTTTTCTTCGTCCTCATCGGTTTCTTCGTTTGATTTACCTCGGCCTAACGCGTCAACGTACAATTCATCAAGGACATTCAATGTCTCAACATCTGCTGTTTTCAAATCAGCAACAGTGAATTGTTTTCCGTACATATCAACGAACATTTGAAGATAAGCTTCGTTAAGTTTACGTGTTTGTTTCGAATCAAAAGCTGCTTTATCGTTTGAAATAAAAGCGTTTTGACGTGCGTTGTGATCAACAGCTAAAAGATTATCTTCGACATTGATGTATTCTTTCGAATACTCTTTCTCAATTCCACCTTTTTTTAATTTAATTTCGTACATAGTTACCTCACATAAAAATAAAAGGCCGCATTCAAAATGCAACCTTTAAGAATTAAGCTCCGACAGTTGGGAATACCATTTTTTTGAATGCTGCTAGGTCAAAGCCTTCTGTATCTTCACGACCAATCAAGAGAACTGTACCTTCTTCGCCGCCACGCGCCACGAAGCTGCCTTCAATTGAGTCGGCTTTAGGGTCTGGTGCACCATCAATAGTAGACGCTTCAAAACCAGGCAAATTGAATTTACCTTTCAAGAGGCCAACCCATACATATTTGCCGTCGTCCATTTTAGTGCGGAACAAAATTGCAATGTCGTTTGGTGTAAGGCCTTTATTGTATTTTTCAACACCGTTTTCAACCGTAATGCCAAAGAAGTCTTTGCGTGCGTCAGATGTCAAGTCATATGTTTCAATTGTTAATTTAGCTTCTGTAATACCACCAGAAACAACGACGTATGGTCCGTCATCGGCCGAAAGTGTTTTCAGTTCGTTTGTTAGCTCAAGTTTTGCGCTTGTAAGTCCAGGTAGACGTTTGCTTTGTGTTACTTTATCAGCGCTGTTCAAAACGCCGTATTCGCAACCACTAAGTCCAAATTTTACTTTACCCATAAATTAATTCCTTCTTTCTTTTAATTACCCCAATCAAAAAAACGATATTTTCTTACGTTCATCAGTAAGCCAATATCGTTGTCTTTATATCGAGGTGTTTCGTTAGCCGTATACCATTCAAATCCGGCTTCAGTTAAAACTTCATCAATGCGCGCTGTAATCGCAGCAGACTGCGCAGCCGTTTGACACCAAAAATTGATGACAATTCGCTGTTCTGTGCCAATATAGCCATCGTCAGCATATGCATTTGGCGCATCGTAAATCGTGTTAATTCGCAGAAATGGAGCGAGCTCTTTCTTTTTCATGTTCGTTGGTTTCTCTGGAATGTCGTAAGTAAAAATCCCTTGTTTAAAACCACCTCCGAATTTTCCTCCACGATAGCTGTCAAACAGCTCATTCAATTGAACGTCGTTACTTAATAGCTTGTACGCCGTCGTTTCGGCAATCATAAATCTAAGCCCTCCTTAACTTTTTCTGCAAAAATTTCCTTAGCAACGGGCGTCATTTGATTGATTGTTTTTTCTTCAAACTCTTGTCCTCGTTGGTAAATCGTCCCAGAATCTGGGTACTTCGCACGCCACCCAGTTGCATTACCATAACCGATTTCTTTCGAGACAATTCCTTCGCTAGCGCCTTTAAAGCCACTAATCGCTGTGTCCTCTTGCAAATGTTCGATAGATCTGTTTTCTCTAGGTGTGTTTGATTTCAATTGTTTTTCAAATTCTTCAGCAACTTCAGTTACCGCTGCTCTTGCTGTTTTAGGTGCTTTAACTTGCAATTTCGTAAGATTAGATAAAATTTCATCGAGTCCAGATGTCATTCGACACGCACCCCGCTTATCATAATCATTTCCTTGTTAGCGTAATCAACTTCCATTTTTTCAATCTTATATTCAAGCCCGTTAAAATCAACAAACATTGAATTATCGAAAGGTGGTTTAGGCATATAGCGAATTAAAAAGACTTTCGTGTCGCTCGTTTTAGTCAACGTTGCATTATCAGCTTGTTTGCCTGTCGTATTCTCACGAAAATCTTTAACAGTCGTCTTAGACACTTCTGCCCAGCAACTCATGATGTCTGTTCTGACATTGTCTAAAACTTCGCCATCTTCGTTTTGCCCACCTTCTCTTTTAAAAATAGTGATACGCACATTCATCTTACGTGTCAGCATTATCATCACCTCTCAAACGCAACTGATGAATGATGTTTATCACACCATTCGCCAGTGGGTAACGGTCGCTATCGGCAGTTACGCCTCTATGCTCATAATCTTCTTTGACTTGCTTCTTAACAGCAAGATTGAATTTTTTGTAGCCCGCAAAATCTTCTGGTGTTGAACCAGCTTCAATCGCAAAGCAAATCTGTTCTTGCGCAGCTTCAATCATTTCTTCCAAAATGCTATCTTCAAAGTCAAAGTCGATCTTGCAATAGAGCTTAACTGCTTCCAGTAGTTCTTGTGAGACTGCCATTCAGCTACCTCCTTAAGAATTTACTAAGTTCAATAATTCAGCTTTAGTCATACTACTTGTATAGCTAATGCCTTTACTATCTAAGTAAGCTTTAATCTCTGTTACTGTGTTCGCCTCAGTCGGAACGCTTACGATTTCCACATCAGGCTTCGCTGGGTGTAAATGTTACAAAGTAGCCAGCTTTCGCATCAACTTTCTTAACACCAAAGCGAAGAACAGCTTGCAAGTATTGACCGTAAATTTCGTTATCTGCCCAACGAAGCCCAAGGTCTTTACGGTCTGCGAACAAGACACCACGTTTGAAATCACCAACAAACGCTTTAGCTTCTCCAGATGCACCAAGAATTTCATCAGAGAGAACGAATACTGGTTTGCCCAGCAAGACTTTGCCAGTTACTGCAGTGATTGAATCTTGAAGTAGGTAGCGACCGTTTTTGTCTTTAAGGGTATCAAGAATTTGGTAGAAGCTTTGTGAAACCACGAATGCCACGTCATAAGCAGGGTCGAGGTCGACATTAAGAATTTTCTTAATGTCATCAACGTTTGCTACTGTTTTAGCTGTAAATGATTTAAGTACGTCAGCAATAGCTGCATTAGTTGTGTTGACTTTAATTTGACCGACTGTTTCAGCAACAATGCTAATCAAATCAACATCTGCATCGTCAACAGATTCTTGTGAAACTGGAATAGCTCCACGATAAGTTTCAACAGTCCAATCTACTTGTTCAAATTCTGGTTTAGCAAGAGCTGGGTTTTTCTCCAATTCAGCAACGCTAACCATTTTTGATGTCGCTTTTTTCAAAATTGGATATTTACCAGAAGCTTTTTTAGCTGGATAAATTGTTGTGAATGGTTTCAAGTCAACAGTCGTCTTGATTTCACGGATTGGAGTTGTTACAAGTTCTTCGCTAGTAACTTTAGTAGTGTCTGTTTTTTTAACACCGTCAGTTGTTGGTGTAATTTCGTTCATTGCGATAAGCACTTCATCTTTGCCGTCAAAACGAAGCCCTTCGTTAACAACAGTACCTTTTGAATGCAAGAATGCGTTAACTTTATCACGATAAGTCATGTCATCTGTTTCAATTTCACGACCTGTTTTGTTTTCAGCGCCACCAGAAACTTTAGTAGCTTCGAATAATTCAAGGTCGGCTTTAGCTGTTTTTAATTCTTCTTTAGCTGTGTCAATTTCGTTTTTGATTGTACGAGCTTTTTCAAGGTTATCAGCTTCAAGAGCGTTTTTAACCTGCGCTGTTTTATCAGCGATAGTAATTGAAAGCGAGTTGATAGATGCTTTTAATTCTTTGATTTTTTCATCAAACATATAGTTTTTTCTCCTTTTTTGTGCAAAATAAAAAGGACTTTAAAGTCCTTGTAAAATTTCTTCTTTTTCGATTTCACGTTTCATAGCTTCAATTTCCTGTTTTCGCTTGTTGCCATGATTTGCAAAATAGTCGTCAATAACTGCTTGCGGCAATAATCCGTTGCCAATGCTTGCAACTGCCTGCTGTTCGTCAAATGTCATCACTTCGTCAGCGAAACCTTTCTCAACAGCTTCATCAGCACTCATATACGTTTCGTTTTTCATGAGCTCAAGCAATTCATCTTCACTTAAGCCAGTTTTAGCTTTATAAGCGTTGATAATTCCTCGGTCGCTAGCTTTCAAAGCGTTAGCGGCTGATTCGAAGTCATCGCTGTTACCAGACACCAAATTCAACAATGCTTTGTGAATCATGATTTGAGCTGTCGGGCTGATGACAACCTTGTCAGCTCCCATAATTGCGACGCTACAAGCGCTTGCTGCCATTCCTGTTACTTCAACTGTGACGTGCCCAGAATAATTTTTCAGCGCTGTATAGATGTCGCTGCCTACTGTCACCAAACCACCGTTTGAATTGACTTCAATTACAACGTCTGAACCGTCTTCTGGAAGTGCTTCAGCGATTGATTTAGCACTTGTTGCTTCAATTCCAAAATAATCATAAGCTTCTTGACTATTATTCGGAATTAGCGGACCCCTCATCTGAATTCGTTTCGGCATTCTCCTCACCTCCTTTCAATGATTGATATTCTTCTTTCTTGTCCAAGAACACGTAATTAAGGCTTGTTTGATATCTATCCATGTCTGGATTATCAGACGGCTGTTTGCCAAGCTCGATAAGTCCTTGGTTAGGTGTCAACAATGTATTATTGACAAGCTTAACAATCTCATCAACATTTCGACCTGTAACGCTACGTGTATCAAATTCAAGTCGGCATTCCCGCCTATCTTTTGGACTAAAAATTTTAAGCCCTAATTCGCTCGTTATCGCGTCAAAATAGAACGGTAAGTCATTTGTAACATAGTCTTCAGTAAGCTGCGCTACGGACTGATTAGGGCTATTTACACCTAATTTATAGCTAGGTATTCGCAAAGCTTTAGCTATTTGAGCTGTTGAAAAATTGTTACTTGTAATCAACTGCAAGACATTAGTGTCAATTTCGAGTGGCTCGTAGGACATTGTATTATCAAATACTAGTGGACTACCACCCTTTGCGCCCTCTCGCATTTTCTCGAATTCTTCACGAGCCTTCTTGCGAGCTTCGCCGCTTATCATAGCGCCTTCCAATTTCAAAATACCACTTGAAAAACCGTCTTTAAAGAATTTTAAAAGCGTACTTGTTCCACTGTTTTGCAAACTGATTTCATCACCTAAAGACAGCAGCGGGGAACGCCCTAGAATTGTGTCATGACTGAAGAATTTCCAATGAATGACGTCATCAGCTCCGCAAGTGACCTCTTTGCCCGTCAAGCTATCGATGAAAGTATAGATAAGTTCATGACTATCTAATTCTTCCACACGAGTTTCAGATGGTTTATAAAACTGAAATTGCAACGCCTTGCCATTTCGTGGGTCTCTCAAAATACGACTATAGGAGTTACCTGTTAAAATCGTATTGACTGCCATTGCAAATTTCCACGTTCGAGCCGAAGCGTTGCCAGTCGATTTCACATTTAGCAAATAATTGACATCCTCGTCTTGAATGATGTCGCCATTGATGTTTTTCTTGATTAACGGAAATCTGGCAATATCACCAGCTATGATTGATGTTGCTGTCAGTACGTCGCTATTTTTTAATGCAGAAACTCCGACATACTGCGCGCTATCATTACCAGACAATACCGAGGAAACGTAATCGTCATAGGAAAGCTTTGAATCTCCTAACGACTGAAAAAAGCTCATTTTCTCACCTCCTTTCTAGCGCATGGTTTTATCAATGTATAAACCTAAAAATGTACACATCAAACCCAAACACATAAAGCCAGCTGTTAAATCCAATCTAAAAAATGAATAATCAATCAAGCCAAAGCCCGTTAGTAGTAGTAATGTATGAATGTTATTTTTAAGAAATTTCAAAACAGACCTCCACTTTCAAAGATTTTTTCGTCAGTCCAATAACCTGCGCCGTCAAATGCTTCGAGATAACAAGCCGCATATGCGTCTAAAAGTGCATCTAGCGGGTCAATCTTGTTGCTGTTCTTATTCTTATCAATACGCATACCGTTGTTATCAACTCGTGTATAAGCATTATTAACAGCCATTGTTAACAATTTATTGCCTGAATGTTTGATTTTACCCGTTTTAACGTCATCTCTGAACTGCTTCGTCGGCATATTCAAGACCATCGTTGTTTGTGGGATTTGGACTTGCGTCCATTCTGGATGCCGTTTCTCAATCATCGTTAGCAAAGCGCCGTATTGATAAGGGTCAAAATAGATTCCTTGAACTTCCCAATCGTTTTCAATAACCATTTCTTCAAGTTTTTCCATGACTCGCTCGTTATCAATAACACCAGACTCGAGCGTGGTGATTTCACATTCACCTATGCGCTCTAAGTTCGTATAAGAAACGCCGTCTCGTTTTTCTTTCGCTATTAGTCCATACTTAGTAGCGATAAAAGAAAAACTATCAGCAAACCAATAATCATCCATCATTGTCATTGTGCTGATTGAAAACAAGTCGCTTGAATGTCCAACGTCTACGCCTATCCAGACGCGTCTGCCAGTCGTATCTGGCTTATCAATAAGTGCATCTTCCCACGTTTGTTTATCCATGTAAGAGGCTTCGCTAGATTGACGCCACATGTTGAAATTTTTAACCAAAACTTTGTTAATTTCACCCGTTTCAAGCGAAGTTTTACGCCTTTTTCGCAAATAATCCATGATTTTTTCATACAACGCTGGCACTTCCAAAATAGGATTTGACTTAATCCAATTGCTTTCGTCAGCAATTTCTTTCTCGTCATCTTGTTCGGAAATGAACGCAAAATACGAATCATCAATCGTTTTTTTATCTAAAATCTTAGCAGCGTACTTATATTCAATGGTGTACATTGGCACATTCAAATCTAGACCAGCTGTCGAAATAATTAAAATCAATGGATTATCAAGCTGACCTTGACCGGATTCCAAAAGCTCAATCATTTCATTGGTTTTACTTGCTGCGTATTCATCCAGTACGCCAACATATGGTTCAAAACCATCGACAGCACCAGTGTCTCGACTTAATGCTCGAATATATGATTCATCACGCTTATTTGTTAACTCGTCTCGAACAATCTTAGTCGCTTTGAAGATGTCCTTATCCTTAGCTCTAAGCGCTTCTAACTGCTTCTTAGCCATTGTCCAAGCAATTCTAGCCTGCGTGCGGTCGTTAGCCGTACAGAACAACTGACGACTTAATGCAGGGTTCTTGCCAAATAAAAACTCATATAGCAAAATACCAGCGATTAAAATGGTTTTCCCATTCTTACGAGCAACCGAAACCATAGCTTTGCGAAAGCGTCTGACAGAATGGTCTTTCTTCTTCCGCCAACCATACAAGCTGGAGATGATGAATTTTTGAAATCTAGCCAACGGATAAGTTTTGCCTGTTTTAACATCTGGCAAGATTTCTAGAAAGTCGATAGTGTTTTGGGCTTTCTCTGGGAAATAATCAAATTCAAAATTAGAATTGCTGATGTTTTTTAAATCATCCAAATGCCTTTGACAAGCTTTGATTACTTTCTGACAAGCTTTAACATTGCCTTCGACCACATCGAGAGCATAATAAAAAGCAGTATCTCTATACTGCTCAGGAATTTCTGCATAATCGTAAGCTATTTTAAACTACCTCCTTTCATTTATCCTCCAAATTTATCAAACATTGTGTCTTTCTTTTCTTCTGTTTTAGGTACATACATCTTCATGCGACTGTCAACAGTTAAACCTAACTGCGCTGCGCACGATTTAATATTGTTTGTCGATTTTTCAAGCGTAACAACTAATGGATTCTGAATCCACATGCCTTTATCTTCGCTAAAAACAGAAATACCTATTTCATTTACTTTTTGACTTGCTTCGACATATATACCGTACCATGTACAATAATTTTCTAAAATTGCTCTATCCAAATCACGAACCGGCAAACTTTTTAAATCTTCAACAATACGAACGTATTCAGCTTTCGCTGTTTCTCCTAAATGTTTAGGAGGTGTTAATTGTAGCTCAATTAAACCGTCGCCAGCCGATTTTTGGATTTCAACACGTACAGCTTTTTCAGCTTTAGTCAAATGTTTTTTATTATTCTCAACTACCTTTAACTTTCGTCCCAAGCTTTACACCTCCTTTACATTAAAATTTTTAGCTTTCAAAAATTCAAAAAGGGAAAATTGTGCACGGAAGAGGGCGGCGTTGTTATATCCGAACAATACATAGCCCCGTTAAAAAAACAAGGGGTATTTCCGAACAATTATATCCCCTAACACCCGTTATAGGTTGGATAATTCGCCTTTTATATGCTATTTTTTGCCATAATTCTCACGATTAGCTTTAGCATCGTTGCATGCTTTACAACTCGCTTGAAGATTGTCAAGATCCAATCTTCGATTCCAATCTTTTTTAATTGGAATTATGTGGTCGACCATCGTCGCTTCTCCTCCGCACATTTGACAGACATAATCATCACGAAGCAATACTAACTTACTTGTACTTCTCCAAGCATAACCATTATAGAATCTTGTCAGCTTCTTATCATAGTTCCATCTTGTCTTATTATAGTTCTTGTACTCTTCGCTTCGACTATCAAAGTCTACTTGCTTTCGCTTTCCACCAACGACAGTAAGCTTTTGTGGTTTCATATTCCTTTTTCCTTTTTGCATAACAAAAGGAGCTACCTTTTAGCTCCCCTCGTCATTATTTCATACTACTATAATACACCCTCTCGCTGTATTTGTGAGTATTACTTTGTACTATTCCCGTACGATTTCGTATTGATTTAGTATAATGTTCATACTTTTTACAGCTCTTGCTTTGATAGTGTAATATTTGTTCCTATTTAATTCCAGCTTATCAATAGCTTCGTCGAACGTTTGACAGTTTAGATAAGTAGTCAACAGGACATAGCGTTGAGCACTATCCGGTATTTGCATGATAACGCCGATGATTTCCTCACGTCGTTTTGTCAAGCGGGCAATCTCTGCTAGCCCATAATCTGATGCGTCAATAATCGAGACGTTCTTGTCTGTCTGTGTACGTCTAACACCTCCACTCACTTTCATGTTTGACCATTGCGGAGACGTGATCAATGAGCTTCTAGTATTCTCGATATCTAATTTCAATTGCTTAATCATTTTAGGAATCAGTCTAAGTTCTTCCAACAAATATTCTGCTTTAGTTTTAATCCTGCTCACGTCTTTTCTCCTTCGATATGCTATAATATAGGTAACTGTTTAATATCGATGAAGTCTTGCGCAAGCAGGACTTTTTTGTGTTGTAACAGCTAGCGATAACCGTACCACACTTTAAAAGAAAATAGTATTAAGTACCTCTTTTCTATTTTTAAATTTCGCTATGTTTTGCCAGCAAGTAACCCGATAAACCTAACTAACTCGTACTAATTTTTGTGTTGTGTAAGAAGAGAGTGTGTTTTCACCTCTATCTTTTTTATTTTTCGGGTTATACCAACCGAACGAGTCGAACGTCCGAAGTACCGTTGTTAGTTTCCATGTTAAATTACCAACTAGCCACAATATGTTTTAGATCTTGGATGCATTTCTCCAATTTGTCTACTTTTGCTTTTAGTTGTTCAACCTCTTCTTCAAGTTCTTGATTAGTTTTGTATCTTGTAATTTCCGGATGGTAATCACTGTAGGTTCCATACCATTCTGGATGAACTTCCATAAAAGACATTTTATTTTCCTCCTACTAATATAGTTTCTAATTTATTCATTTCATTCCTCCTCGCTCATACTTAGTCTTTTAATAAATCTTGTAAACCTTGGGTTTCATAAACATTTCCAATCACCTCAACTTCGCCATCCCCAATCAAATCGATTAGCGGAAAGACATCAACGTGGAAAGCACCAAGCCGATAACTAACACTTCCGATTTCATCAACGCCATAACAAAAGCCATTGTCAATTGAGAACTTAATAATATCCCCTTCGAAGATTTCCTTGCCATTCTTATCTTTAAGTCCTGTTGATTGCATAAGGATAAAATCGCTTACTGGCACTTCATCAAAAGCAATTTCGTCATAACTTAGCAATAAAGTATCGTCTTTAAAAGGATAGACATCGTAATACATCACTTCGCCTTCTTCTGTCCAAACTCTAAATTTTGACTTCATCTTTCACCTCTCTAACTTCAAAAGCATCGTTATACAACATATGCCCTAAGTCATCTCTTGACAACTGCGTTTCAGTAAAAATGTTTTGGCAATCTCGACTTCCGAAAGCTCCAAAAACGTATTTTTTTAACTGGACATCATACATGAGCCAATTGAAGCGTCCATCAATACCTTTGACTCTGACTGTGTATTTTCTCGGCTTTTCTTGATTGTACTTGTCTGTGCGAGCTAGGATGCTTTTGCATTCATCACAATACAGCTCCCCATCAAGATCATCATCCAGCTCTTCCACTTTCCACCATTTAAAACATTCGTCACAAAATACTTCTTCAATTTTCATTCTTCTACCTCTTTATAAGTTTTCTCAAAAATATTTTTAGCACACACATAGCATTCACCAGTTTGATTTTTAATGAGATAATCACCATCTGAGAAACGCATTTTGCCTTCAATCGTGTCAATTGAGTGCATTATAAGTTCATATCCATAAGTTATTTCTTGTGGATAAGCAAATGCCTCAACTTCTTCATGATTATCTGGTGTCACTTGTACCGCTCCAATAGGTGTTGTTTTAATATACTTTTTAATCATTCTTCCACCTCTTCCGCAAACTGCCAAGCCCAATCAAAATCTTTCTTGATTTCTGATTCAGTCAGCTGTGCATATTCTTCTTGTTTCCAATTGTCAGCAAATTCAATTGATGTATAACAAGACCATTTGCCTAGCTCTACTTTGCCATCTTTAAATTTACCAAGGAACGTCTTACTATAGCCATCACCATTAGGATTCGGTATTTCAACAGTATACAGCTTCTCTTTCTCGACTTCATAGCCATAAAGTTTCATTTTCACAAGTGTCTCTATACATTTGTTATTGTCATCATTAAACCATGCATGCAAATCTGCACGTAATTTCTGTTCACGGAAGTCTATACAAAGCTTGTATAATTTATATTCGATATCATCTTTATTTTCTTCATACCAGTCAGCCACAAACTGTGGAACGGCAATCTTCTGTGGTTCGTTGATCTGATTGATTATATGTTTTGCGACATTTAAACCCAAAACTAAATCATTATCTCCAATATTTAATGCATTGCTTTCTATTCTTTCAATCGCTTCTTGTTTATTCATCTTCTCCCAAACTCCCTAATTCATTAATTTTTCTTATGTAGTATTTAGTTAACAGTCGTTTTGTTTTAGGGTCTGAAATTTTATCTTCGCTGTTTGTCGGCTCATCTTCAGGCGACATGCAAATCAAACCAGAGTTGATTCGATTATAGAATGTTGACCGACTGATATTAAAGTAATCTTGCGCTTGCTGTTTCGTCCCGTAAAATTCATCACCTGTTTCGATGTTGGTAAATTTACGAAGTCCTTGAGCGCCGATTAACGTTTTTGTTATGCGCCCCCTGTTTATACGGTTAAGCAAAGCTGATTTAGTTAATCCCCAAACTTCGCAACAGTCACTAATTGAACCTTCAAAAGTAATACCTGTTTTGTTATCTTCAAAGCGATAGACGTTACGCTTTTTTTGTGCTTTCTTTTGCCATTTCAGATTTTCAGCACAAACGTTATCTGGATTGCCGTCAACATATACTAGCTTCTCGTTAGCTTTTGGCGCTTCTAAAAATGCACCTGCCACAAGTTTCTTGAGTGTAAAGGTCTTGTTTTTTCCGTCTCGGAAAAATGTAACTTTCTTAGCGTTTTTTATTTTTTTCACACTCATGATTTTACTTTTTCGAAGTTGCCCGCGTGCGTCTCGTCGTTCAACACTTCGCACACGCCCTTTGTTTGATACTTCATAAAGGCCTTCATACCCTTTGACAGGCTTCCAAAGCTCATTTGCCATTATGCATAACCTCCTTCATCCTGCAAATAACCACATCATCTGGCAACTTCGCCATACATAATAACCGATTAGCCTCATTCGGCGTTACGC